ATGTGATTGCGGATGGTGTAAGTCCTGTAGTACCTTTTAGATTATCTATATCTTCTAGTTTTTCTTTTAGTGGGCCAAGACTTTCCATAAGGGTCTTTTCTGTCGCACCCTTAACCCACTCTTTGCCATCTCCCTTGTAACCATAAGGAGACACAATCTCATTCTTAGTATCTTTACGTAGTTGTTCAGGTTCTTTAGGATCAAAATTAACATCTGCTACAACACCATCTGGTAGCTCTGTAGGATCTACACTTAATGGAAATCTATTGTTAGCAAATAGTACATCAATCATCTGACCATATGCAGCCAGTGTTTTTGTTTTAGTTACCTTAATAAATACACGAGACTTTTCAGCTTCTGTAAATTGTACATCAGAGCCATATAGTCCTCTATAGTTTCTATATGATTTAAGCCAGCGCTGTTCGTCCTGCTCACGATAATCCTCAGAACGTTTGTATCTTTCCATAATAAATGGAATTATTTTAGATGCACCATAGTCTTCAACATCAGAGTTTTCTGTGTCTTCAAGGGCAATGGAATCGTCCTCAATAAAAATTTCATCAATATCTGACATATAGTTTCTTTCCTTAATATCCAAATGTTGCGTCTGCTACTTGCATTCCGCTTGCCATAGTAGGCCCACCAAATTCAAAGTTAGTAAATCGTGGTCGTGACATAATACCATATCTTAAAGCATCGTACAAGTGATCTTCTGAGGTCGTGTCAATATCCTCTGGATTTCGTTTATCTATAGGTAAGGCTGGAAGCTGTGCAATAAGATTGTGGCAAGTATTAAAGAAAACCATACGAGGCTCTTCTGTGTATTCGTCAACTTGCAATCTCCTGTGCACTTCGTTTTTACCAGCTACACGAGAGCCTTTTGATCTGTCAGATGGACGCCAGCGACAGCCCTTCATAATCATTTGTTCAGCCAATGACGGGCCAGTATCACCACGCTTGTGCCATAGAGAACTATCCAAAACACCATATCTAATTGAGCCATCTTCAGCCTCTGCATCTAATACCATATCAGCTAAATCTGTAGCTAATACTTTGCCTACATACAGTTCCCTGTATACTACTAACTGTTCACTAGGAGATACTGCAAACCAAATAACCCCTGACTTACTTCCATATCCGTAATCACACGCTCTAAATTTAACCCAGTTATGTGGTATAGCAAATGGCTCAACTACATGTATCTGCCTATTAAATTCAGTAAATGCTGCGCCTTCTTTAATATCCCAGTCACCTTCCAGTAGCTGTCTTCTTTGCTGCTCTGGTAAAGACAGAAGCATTGCTTCATAATCACCAGTTTCTGCTAGGTAAGGATTGTCGGAAAGACGGGCAGGTATAAACCTACGCTTGAATAAAGGTTTGCCAGCTTTTGAGTGTCCAGCAGGATAGCGTAATACTTCATTTGTTTCAATATCAGTTGCATCAAAAGATTCCCCAGAGGAGGCGGGATCAATAAACATCTTTTTTACCCAATGATGCCCCCTACCTCCTGGGTTTGTAGTAGCCCTCATGTATACTGGTAAATCACTTGCTGTAGATCTCAAGCGACTTCGCATGTAATTCCAAGCGAATGGAGTAGGCCACTGAGTTAGTTCGTCAAAGCCTATCCAACTAAAAGCAAGACCTTGGTAACGTAGTACATCATCTTCTTTATCTAAGTAAGACATCCACAGTCTGGCACCAGAGGGTGCAGTCCACTGCATCTTACGTTCTGACCATTTAATCCCAGGCCAGATCTTAGGGTACATTTCTTGAGACTTAAATATAAGTTCTCTTAGTTCTTCTGTAGTATGCCGTAGGAGCAATCCTGAAAAGGCTGGATGACCCATAAAGCGTAAAGGGTCAGCCAACATAGCGTAGGACTTACCGCCACCTGCAGAGCCACCATATAGTACCTCACGTTCACCTGCAGCTAAGAAGTCTGTTTGTGGTCCAACATTAGGCTTAAAGATTACGTTATGATCTTCTTCAACCTGCTGGGTAAACTCTTCTATTATATCAGGCTGCGGATTGGGCGTTTTCGCTTTGCGTTTTCGCGGTGGCTCCTGTGCGGCTATTTTCGATTTCTTCCGCTTTGGCGATTGCCTTTTTCGCATAGTCTGCCCATCTGCGTAAGCTGCCAGCTTTGTTTTTTCTTCTTCGTTCATTATCCAACCGTTTCTTGAGTCCTACGTGCGATATAGTTCTACCTGTATTTCTGGTCAACCAGTTCGCTACTTCACGATACGAATACTGTTTAAGATATTGTTTCGCTTCCTCAAGCATATCAAGTTCTAAACTAATTGGCAATAGTATTCCGTCATCTTCTGGATCTAATTCATATCCAAATGGAACTGTTCTTGCTACTCGTGGAATAGGTGTCCACTCATTGTCTTCTTTAAGATCCGTTGGTTGGGGTAGTTTCCATTTACCTAATGGCTTAGTCATCATCTTCCTGTACTTGTTTAGCTGGCATTAGCATAACACCACCCTTAGCTTCTACTTGCATCTTTTCAGTTTTAACTAAACCAGTACGATCTAGTAACTCTTTAGCTGCTGCCATCTTATCACGAATACCTAACTCAGTAGGATCATACAAAGCGCTAACCATAGCCATAGCAGCTTTAGGTACGTTACGTGCTAGATAACTATGCGTAACATCTAGGATCTCTTCCTTAAGACTATTAGTAATTTCAGTGTTAGTAGTGTTAGGTGAGTATCCTGCCAGCTTCTTAGCCATAGTGACATCGCCACCTGCCTCATCCATAAGGACTGCAAGAAACTTTTGTTGACGCTCTGTTAGTTCTCGTGCCATACTAGTCCTCTATCATACGGAGTGCTTGCTCCAATGTTTCTTTATTACGGCGTGTCCAACCGCGACCAAATGTCTCAAATGTTTTTAACGACTCATAAAATGTTTGACGTTGTGTATATACATTTTCAATAATAGCTTTAGGTTCTTTATTCATAATAGCTTGTAGTGTACGTGGTCCTATAGCCCCATCTGCAGTTGCTCCGACAGCACGTTGAATAGCTTTAGCTGGGCGACCGCTACCAGAATTAACGGCCCAGTCAAAGGCGCACCAGTCAACACCGCTAGGAAGATCATCACCTCGTACCCTATCCCAATAATTTTTCTTATAGATGGGAGCTACATCTATTGAGGTAAGCTCACGCATCTCTTCTTCTGTAGATTCTCTACCTATCCACTTATCGTAAACAGCTTTAGTAACACCAAGGTTAGTCATACCCCCTGGGTCTTTGGGATGATTTACAAAGCCACCTTCATGGTGAAGTAACATGGATAAACATTTGTTAAAGTTTTTATGCATATTATTTGGGCCTTTTTGGTGGACGCATAGATCCTGCTAATGCAGGTTTCTTGGGTGGACGTTTGTTAGGAATCTTAGCTGCATCTTTAGTTTTAGCTGCGTTAGCTTTAGCTACTTCTTTTTCAATACGGGCTTGTAACTGCGCGCGTTTCTTAGCGTCAGTTTCAGCTTTAAGCTTCTTACGCATATCAGCGATCTTAGCTGCACCTGTTAAACCTGCACCTGCTGCACCTACACCAAAGCCAATACGCTGCGCTTTACGTGAGGCACGTTGCCCTCTAGTTGTTTGTTCTACTTGACGTTGACCTGCTTTAGGTTTAGTAGTCATGTCTTTGGCGTGTTTAGCACCTTGCTGCGCTAGTTTCTTACCATACTTTTTAACTGCTGCTGCCATACCTCTACTAGCAATAAACCTAGCTACGGCTGCTGCTCCTGCTACCACTAACGGTGCTACCATTATTTCTTTCCTCCAAAAAACTTACTTACAGAACGAATGCCTATACTGGCACTAACGATTCCACCTAATGAATACTGATACCAAGATGGCATAGTTTCGAGTGCCGCAAACCCAGCTTGCACAATGTTGTTACCCCAATCACCACAGAATGCTAGAATTAATGGAATAGAAAAAAGTAAAGTTATCCATTCATCTTTCCAGCTATTCTGTGTAGCTTGTATTGCAGCAAGATCCCAATCAATCTCACCTGTAGCTTGTTTAACTTTAATCTCAGCGTTAGCTTTCTGTACAGCTACTTTACCATCTAGGTACGTAGTTGCTAGCCCACCTACTGCGCCTAAAATTTGACCAATCATTTTTCATGCCCCAGCCAAACAGCAAACGCACCAGTCATAGCACCAGTTACAGTAGCTGTAAGTGCAGTAGCTTGTGATGTCATATCAGCAGAAGATAACGCCATAAACCAAAACAAAACTTCTATGTACATCCATGTCATTACTAACATCATTAGTCTTGGCATAATCTTCCAAGCTAACACTCTTTCCATTGCTATAGTCATAAGTTATCCTCGCCTGTATCTAGCGGTCTTCTTTGCAATCTCTTTAGGTTGAGCCACAAACTGCTGACCTGCCTTAGTGCCTTGTCGTTTTGCTCTAGTAGTGGCTGCGTACTCACTAGAACTAAGAGCATTGATAGCCTTAGTAGGTAAATAGCGTTCACCAGTTTTAGCACTAGGCTTCCCGCTTTTAGTACGCCACTTTTCCTTAGTCCACTTGTTAAGACTTTTTTGACTTTTTGCTAGTGCCATGTACTTTCTGTACCTCAAAATTAGCAGACAAGCTTGCACCTTTATGTGGTACAAACTTTCCTGTGTGCTTCATAAGTTTAAAGCTACCATTAGATTGTTTCATCCAGTGGTAGCCTTTAGGTGCTTCTACCTTCATTTATAACCCCCACCCGCTTTTTTGTATTCACTTGCGAGGAGTTGGGCTTTACGTGCAGACCATTGACCCGCCTTCCCGCCTTTGGTTCCCCGTTTAATCCGCTCAAACAAACGTTTACGCATAGCAGGCTTAGTATAATTTCCTGCCTCATTAACCTTGGATTTTGCTTTCTTCGCCGTAGATTTTGTTGTAGATTTCGCCACGAGAAATTCCCATATCATGCAGATGTTTATCTGACATATTCTGAAGAACCCAATAGTCTGCTCTGCGCTGTTGATGTTCTTGAATTTTATTAAGTACTTTTTTAAACATGTTCTATCTCCTATATATGTTAAGGTAAGAATTACTTACCCTTATGGAGATAGTTATATCATACTTAGTTATAACATAGTATAGACAAGTTTGCAACCCCGCTATGCATTATCTATTAGGGTTATAGTACTGACGTACAGAGATAAATACTTCTAGCCCACTACTAGTACCATCAAACGCTAAGATCTTATCGCCAGCATGTAGGTGAATCCTGTCAGACGTTACAATATTATATACATCATGCCCAGCTATAGCCTTTGCATTTATTAAGTGATGATATGAGTTTGTGTCTGCATGATACCACTGAACAGTAGCGTTATGAGTAGAATTAGAACCATTACTAATATGTAAGAAATCTATAGTAGCATCGTGGTTAGGTGGACACGTATATACTAAGTTAGCACTAGCGCCACCTGAAGTAGCTGTTACTGCTACTGCTGCTGTGTCTGTAGTATATGTACGTGTATCTATTGACATATTATTTCCTACGCTACTATAAAGTCTACGATCTGACCGTCAGGTTTACGTAGTTTATTTGGATTGGGGTTATAAGCATACATCTGATTCACTAGCTTAAGATCTTCTACTGGTGTATCAGGAGTTACTTTGTTAGGCTGCTCAGGTTTATATTCTTCATTATTTCTACTGGACCTATCCTTGTCTGCCTTTTCAAACACTATGTTTTCATGCGTCTGAAAAGGAAAACTAGGTAAAGGAAAGTGAGATATTAAAGTCATTAAACTGTAGAGCCTACCTTTAGTTTAAAACATTTTGTACGGATGTATAGCCCCTGTTGTGCTAGAGCTTTAGCTGCATTAGCTACTTCTTCTTGACACAACTTTTCAGTTGCTATCAATCCACTGGTACGTATCATTACGTCACAAGATGTTGCTGCTGGGCTATAACAACCCAGCAACACTGCAAGCCACATTAACCCGCCGTCCACTTCTGTGTGCCGCCTACAGATGCACCTGCGTTTGCATAGCCACCCTTTGCGTACATATTTTTCTTGCCATCACCATAGCCACCTTTAGCATATGACTTTTTCTTTTTATGAGCCATGCCTCCATGTGCCATATCTGCAAAAGGATTAGGTAGCGGTTTAACTTTCTTATTACCAGCTTTTGTGTTAGCGCCTTTTGTAGCTGACTTTTGTGCTTCCGCAGCATCTGCAGCATCAATTTTCTTTTCGATAGCATCAAATTCTTTTTGTGTAATTTTACCTGCACGTAAATCTTTACCTGCCTGTATCATAGCATCTGCACGTTGCTTATCTGTAAATGAACGGTACGCAGCCATTGATAGTGGCTTGTCACCAGCTTTAGTTGTGATAGCTGAGATACGTCCTGATGCAGCACGTCCACGCTCTTGTCCTGTTTGTTTCTGTTTAAACTTAGGTAGTTTTCCCATTGGTATAGTTCCTTCTATTTACCATTTAACTTTATCAGCCCAGTAAGCTGCACTCAACTTACCACGCTTTATGTTCTTTGAGTGACGTGCTTTAAAGCTTGCACGTTTCTTTTTCATTTTATCTGATTCACCTGCTTTAGGTTTTCCTGCAGTCTTAGCGCCTTGCTCACCAAATCGAATAGTCTTAACCGTATCACCCTCTTTAGCTACAACTACGTGTGACTTCTTAGGATGGTTAGGTGTACGCTTAGGTTTGTTAAAGCCTGATACACCTGCACGTTCTAGTCTGGGGTCTTTAGGCATCTGTCCATCCTTCTTCACGCATAGCCCACTCCACATGCTCTAAAGTAAAAGATCTACCGTAGTGAGCCTGTACAGCCTCTCTTACGTAGAATACATCACTATGGGGGATATGCAAGTTCTCAAGATTACCGTCTAATACGTGTTTATAAAACTCTTCAAGAACATTGTCTGTATATAGTTTTACAGATTTCTTTGCCATTGTCAATACCTAATTTAAATTAATATACAAACGCCTCCGCATAAAGCGGAGTACACTTAAGTGTTACACTGTACATGTTTATGTTATGTGTAATATTGTAAGGAATTATTTTTAAGAGTAACATTGTAAGGACATTTAAATGCTACATTGTACATGTAAGCACCTTAGCTATTACTATTACATAGTTTTACACATCTAATATGATATGTCAAGTGTTAATATCGTCACTGTAACATTATGTGATCTACTGAAACATTACGTTACCTGTGTATCTCATCACGAATTGTTACAACTATGTAACCATTGTGTGTGTAAACCACCTTATATGTAAAGTGGTTACCAGTGTATTTTCCTGATCTGTGTGTATATTCATGCATACTATCTACGCTACCCCCACTGGCCCCTGCGGCCCCTCGCTCTTCACCGCGCAATTGCGCCTATAATGCAAGGTCATGGCGCGTGGTGAGAGCAAACAGCATGTCACATTCCACCATCACATCGTAGATGTGTTTAAAAACAACCACTTACTTGTCTACGACAACTGTTATGGAATCAGTTGCCTGTCTAAAGACAGAATGAATAGGGGGATTTGCCACACTCTTAGTGTGTTGGCAAGACGATGCTTATAATCTACCCCATCCCCTCTGGGGCAATCCGCATGATCCTACAAGCCACGTGCT